GTTGGATTAATGTATACCAACAAGTAAGGGGCATTGCTACATTAGTAGATTTTTACCTCACTGTCTGAGACCCGACTGGTAAGTCGATTCACCTTTCGGTGCAGCACCACCTGTGTCTCATCACCTTAACTAGCCTTATGCCAGCAAGTTTGATTCAGTCACTCCCGTGTTGAACCCGTCGATTCAACAAATACAGTATAACTCAACTGTCTATCCATGTCAACCCCCAATTTTGACCCATCTACTTGGATTAACCAGACAGAAATTCCCTGCCTCCTTCTTGGTGGTAATCAATATATCATATGATATGGAATACCTGTTGGTCTTTCCATGATACTCTCTCACTTCATGGTTCAATGAAGAAGGAAATATCATTAATCTATCTTGTACTGCCCTATAAGTCTTGATCCTCCTACTAGATTCCGTAGGAGTTGTATGGAAAATAGGTAATCCAGAAAGGGTATTTGGTTCAGGGGCATGAACTGCCAATTCACCTGTATCATTATTCTCTTCTGTTCTAACATAAAAGACTGCACTGAAATGTGACTGACAATGATTATGGTATCCCACTCCACCACCATTAACACAAACAATAGGCCATGATTGAGGAATGTATATATCTGAGCCTGGATGAATGTCTGTCTGGTCTAATGTTGCACCCAGTTCCTTTATATACTTGTTAAGATGTATTACTAACTGATCAGTCACCCAAGAAAATTCTGGTTCAGATGATATCTGAGAATCACCCAAGACTTCTCCAGTAAAACTAGGAGCGAATCCAAGATGTTGTATATTCCTCTGATAGAACCTATCAATATATCCTACCATTCCCTCATGTACATCATCTGGAGTATCCAAATCAGCATGGTAAACAGTGGTAGGAAATAATGTATCTACAGTCATCTAAAAACTCCCGCATATGATACATTCCCAGCAATCATACACCTACCACCAACTTCACAGTCTGGAACCTCATGAGGTTGATGAGCTGCCCATAGAACCAGTCTTCCTTCCTCTACTGGAATCTTATATTCTTCTACAATCAAAGGAGAACTTCCTTCTGGAACACGAAGATAATACCCAAAGGATAAACTATATGGAAAATGATTATGAAGAACTGCACCTCCACCTTCATCATACATCATACCCCAATAATCTGCAATTTTAAATATCCTCGTTTCATCTGGACTCTCATTATAAGCAGAGTTAGTATACATCGCAAGTCTCCTAACTGCATCGTAAAGTAAACTCTCTATCCAATCAAATAATAGATCATGCGCTCTAAGAGGTCTATCACTACCTGTATAAAATTTTGTCCTGCGAGCACCACCATTCACTGTAACAGATGCCGTACTATCAATCCATTCAATAAGTATCTCATGAATTGAAGCATGATAAGGACATTCATATATCAATGGTTCAAAAGGTGAAGTCAATCCAGGCAACGAATTGTAATCTAAATCCCCAATATCCTTTGGTTGTGTAATAAGTTTATGATTTTTAAAGTCCATTAAGTGTTCTGATAACTTCCAGAGGTAGCGTCTGCAGCCATAAGGTTATCAATATCAATCTGATTTAAATCTTTGAACAAAGGATCACCTACTACAAACTCCTGTGAACTATAATAATTAAGACGTTTCAGATCGTTAAGAGGAACACCACTACCTTCCATATCTATCACATCTCCTCGAAGAGGATGTTTTATGAGTTGTGAAGCCCAAACAATATCACCAGAACAAGTAATACGATAGTCCTCAGTTGAGAAGAAAGGAAAAACCTGATGGTGTATGGTACTAGGAAAGAATAATATAGTACCACTATGACATTTGGATTGATCTATAGGTTTCTGTCTTACTCTACCAGTGATATCAGTATATACGAATCCAAATTCTCCTGCTTGTGGATGATACTGATCCGTTACAGCTCTTTCATCATCTGCATCATATGGTACATTCAACCATACTACAAAACTAAAAATGGAATCATGGTCATGTAAGGCCTGATACTGACCTTTAGTTGTGGCATTACACCAGAACCTATTGAAAGTAAATCTATGTTCATGTGTAGATGTAACCTCTACAGGTAAACCATATTTGTCAAGATACTTAAGTAAAATCTTCTCTAAAACATTAGTCTGAAATTTCTTACCATCATCAAATAATCCCCAAGTCAATCTACGACTCGTATCATGTACCAATTTATTATCATCCCATTGAACATCCTCTGGTGAATACTTCTTTACAATATCCCAGATATGATCTACATCACTCTTATCTAATGTGACTTGATATATGCCTTGATTGGGAAGATTAATATCTTTAAATTCCATGCAGCCATTATACCATTAAAAAAGAGGGTGTCAATCACCCTCTTCCCCTTATATAGAAATGCATTTCGGTAAAAGGGGGGCCCTCTTACCGTCTCCATAACTGTCCTCTAATCTGCCACTTAGAGGAAGTCTTTACGGGCATGGTGTTCGGGCACCACTTTACCTAGATCGACAGTCAGAAGTCCATCCTCAAAGGTCACTGACCTTACTTCTGTTTCGTCCGATAAAGTCCATGATCTCGTAAAGTTTCTTTGAGCGACACCTCTATGGGCATAGTCACTCTCATCCTTTTCCTCTTTTTTGCCTTCAACAACTAGTTTACCATACTCTGTATAGACATTCACTTCGGACTTTTTAAATCCAGCGAGGGCAATCTCTAGTCTTGATTCGACATTATTAATATTGATTAGATTGTATGGTGGATAATTCTGTTGTTGATGACCGTTAAAGAACGTGTCAAAATACGTATCCAGTCCAATGCTGTTCTTTGTGATTTGATCCATCAACTGTGGCAAATCTGCAGCATGATACCTTGTTAGGCTGTTCATAGTAGCTCCTTGTTAAGCGAGTTTGTGTTTTGTGATCCCCGAAGGCAATCACCTTTATTTAACACAATACTACCACTTCTCAACCACTACCTCTATGGTGTTGTCAACACTTTTTTGTTCGGACACTACGGTATAACCCTGTTCTTGTGCGGTTTGCACTACCATAACTTTAGCATATGCCTGAGTAACTTTCTCCAAAAATCTCTCAATTGGAAAAGGTTCTTCCCATGTATCTAATTCTGCAACCAAATTAAATGTTCCATCCTTCGTCAACTTAAAACCCACATCATGCGTAACGGCAAGTTCAACACGTTCATCTGCATGATCCTCTGCATGAGAACCATCAATGTGCAGTAACACGTTCTCCTCAACTGAATAACTTAAAGTGTTTAATGCCTTTATAAGAACTTCTTTATCCTTGAGTTTAGTCTTTAGTCTGGTGAAGTGTGACATCGGTTACAATCTCTTGTGCCTGATAATACTCTGTTTTATGTATGCGATCTTCCACAACACCCAGTTTCTTTTCAATCTCTTCTGTGATTCTCTCGCACTCATTTCCAACAGCACCTTGAACCTCCTCAGTTACAGATCCATCTTGTCTAATTGTAAAAATTATCCTATTCACCTTCTCCAGAATCAGACTTTACGAATGAACTTGGGGAGGATTGGACGGCTTTCTTTTTCTTGCCGATATTATACTTGGTCTCAAGAGTCCAGTCACCTTTATCCTTATAGGACAAGACTTTGATTTGATTGAGTGGGGCAACATCTTGTATCTGTTCGGGTTTCATTATAGTTATAAGACCCCAATCAGATAGTAACGTAATAATACGATTCCTACGTTGCACATCATTCATAGAAAGGTTGGCAGACTTTCCATCCAATGCAAACAGTTCTTTAAAATGAACAATATAATATCTTCCCTGCTTATGCAGTATATGACATGATTGATATATCTTCTTTTCTTTACGGGATGCTACCCCAATTCTTGTTAAAGTCTCACGGACTTTGAGAAAATCATCTGGTTCATTCAATGTAACTTCAATCATTTGATCTTGTGACCAAGCGATCTCAGGTTCTGTAAACCCAGTCATGCTGTACCTCCAACGTCAAGTTTCGCTTTGATGTAATCCAATTGCTCTTTAGTAAGAATTTTCAATGCTTGGATTGCTTTCTCATTACTATAACCATAGTATGATTTGACAACATCAAGGTTCTTGATCTTATCCTTTCGGAGCCAGGGCGAGAATCTCTTCTTTTTCCTGAGACTATTTAGATAAAACGAATATTGCATGTCCTTACTGAGATGATGGTTCTTATTCATCTCATTGGCGAACATAATACAATCAATATGCGCTGAACAACATTTGTTAATAATGAAGGCAGGATACTTCTTGCAGGCCTCTGGATCGTCTTCAGACAGATCCTTCTTAGTCAAGTATATCGAGTCTAGATAATCTTTTAGTTCTGGCATTTTTACGAGTGTATTGGAGGTTTCGTAACTGTCTTTCAAGTTCGTATTCTATAGTGCGTAGGTTACCTACTAGGTAGTGTTCCCACTCATTGTCTTTAAACAAATCATGTAGATGTGCTACATGTTCCAAAGCAAAAACTAATTTGGTTTGATCATTCATTCTCATGTTAGTTCCTTAATTTTGTCTCGCCAATACTGACGATCTTCTTCGGAGATCCAAGGATTGTGTTTCTGTATCCAAGCATGTTGTAACCAATCATCCTTAGTCCAATCTTTCTTGGGACCTAGATGATCCTTTAATCCCATCCTCGTTTACGTTTCCAGTCAGCATACATTCTACCATACATCATACCCTCATGCGACCTGATAGGATCACCCTTAAGGATTTCTTTCTCTCTATCAGTGAGTTTCTTTTCCTGATCAAGATACTGTGATTCCCAATTTGGGATCTCTTTCGCCATTTCTTCATTCATAATGCATTTATTACCAGAGGTAAGAGTTGGTGTTCGGCCTGTTGTATTGCTCTGGTTAGAGTTTCAACAGTATCATCAGGTAGGATAGGAACTTCCTGTTGTCTAATTATTGTACCAGAATCTAGTTCTTCTGTCACGAAATGAACTGTACATCCTGTCACATCATCACCACTCTCAAAGGCCTGTTCTACTGCATGTAATCCCTTGTACTTAGGCAACAAGGATGGATGAAGATTGATGATACGTCCTGCAAATTCATCACAGAACTTCTTAGATATTACTCTCATCCATCCTGCCATGACAATCATATCAATTTCATATGCATGAAACAATGCAATGATCTCATCCTCATCCTTACTATAACAAGAAGAGATACCCAATCTATCCGCTCTCTTCTTTGCCTTTGCTTTCTTCTTATTGTAAACCATGATCTTGACCTCATGTTTAGGACATGAGTGAACTATGTTCTCGAAGTTAGAACCGTTCCCAGAACACATGATTCCTAGTCGCATCGTACTTCCCCAATTTCCCAACATTCTATATCATTATCTATACCATTGACATCAGGAGGCACAATTATACAGAAACCAATACCAAGATTAAATACTCTCTTCATCTCCTCCTCTGGAATCTCACCTGCCAACATAATCTTACTAAAGATTTCTGGCATCTTCCAAGAATTATAATCAACATGTGCAGTCAATCCTTTGGGCATAACTCTGGGTAGATTCTCAACAAGACCACCACCAGTGATATGTGCCATCCCCAATATGGGTATCTCATTCAAAAGGTAATCAATCAAAGGAGAATAGATTGTAGTTGGTGTAAGTAACTCAGGCATATCTCTATACTTTATCTTCTGTCTCCATAACATATCATTAATCAAACTATACCCATTACTATGCAGTCCACTACTAGGGAACCCAATAATCTTATCGCCTGGTTTAATAATACTACCATCGACAATCTCATTCTCTTCTACAATACCAGTGCAAAATCCTGCTAGATCAATATCTCTAGCAAACCTACCATGTTCAGCAGTCTCTCCACCTAGAAGTTCAATCTCTGCAATCTCACATCCTTTAATGATGCCTTCCATTATCTTATCTTCTCTACCATCTAATTTAACAGTAGAAATATAATCTAAAAAGTATAATGGTTTAGCACCACAACAAATCACATCGTTGACACACATTGCAACGAGATCAATTCCTATAGTAGTATAGTCTCCAGAAACCATACACATATTAAGTTTAGTACCTACACCATCAGCACCAGAAACTAATACAGGTTTCTCATACCCAGAAGGTAATCTAAACATACCATTAAACCCACCAATAGAAGGGGCCTTTTTCATCAGTCTCTCAACAAAAGCATTACCTGCCTCTATATCAACACCCGAATCTTTGTAGTTCATCTTATTATATCAATTTCATCTGGGTTAGTATTCCAAGTCTCTAACTTGGTTCTGAGTCTTCCAAGGTTTTGGAGACTTTCATACCTACGAGCAGCTTTCTTTCTCCACCAAGAAATAATTTGATCAACTGAGAATCTATCATAGTTTTCAGCCTTAATAAGATCCTCCTGCTCTCCAAGTATAACTTCTCTAGAATTCTTGAAACCATAGTTGGACATATAGAAACGTTTTTGTTCTGTTAGATTCTTTGCAGCTATAATAGCCTCATTGAAATCCATTATCTTAGTTTCATCTTCTAGAGACTTCTTAATAATGGATATCATCTTTGTCTGTATCTTCAGTTTCCTACTAGAGGCATCTTCTTTTACCAAACACTTATCATTATTTCTGATAGTAAACCACTTATTCAAATCCTTGAATATATTATCATGGAGTAAAGGAGTGAAGTTACTAACAGTCAGTCCCTTGTACCTCATATAAGGTTTCAATCCATCATACTGTGATGAGGACTTAGTAGATCCATATAGAGATGTAGTCTCAAATAAACATATATCCGAATCATATTTCTCATTCAATTGTTCCCTAGCTAAATGGGAACAACACAACATAGCAAGGAGTTTCCCACCCAGATAATTAAATCCAAATGGTTGAGTAGGTACAATAATGAATCCCATGATTGCATGTCGATTAAACCTACTAAGTTCTGGTACATTACCCAACCAATCATTCCTTGGTTTGGAATTAATAGTAGGAGAACCAAACCTTACAAATCCAATAGTCTTATCTGTATTAGTTTCTTTTACAATCCACTTAAGAGACTTGCCAGGAATAGAACTTTCAATGGCATGGGAGGTAGTAACTTCCAATCTCTCATTGAAATACTCATTACTAAATCCACCTACATCTCCAGCCTTATAGATCTTTATATCCATATCGTCTGGATGCATGTCGAAATCTGTGAACAGATCATCCTCAGGCCCAAACCCAGGCAATGCGACAGGTTGATCGGCAATACGATCCATCTTCACAGTACGCAAATATTCATCGATCCTTCCTGTATTAGAGAAATAATCAATGAATTTATCTGCTGCATAAATGGCATCAGATGGAGATAGTTCCATCAATAAACCCTCTTAGGAGGATCGGTAGGATGATATAAACCTTCATCTTCCCACACATCTGGCATCATTCCATGATGTCTTGGATATGGTTTAGGATCCAATTCCAATATAACAGTACCAACAATCTTATCGAAACTCTCAGACATCTTACGATATCCAGTTCCAACATATAACTGACCAGCAAATACTGATACAGTTGCAGCACCCCAGAAAAGATAATAGAATCGAGACTTAACTTGTGCTCTTAACTTTTCCTTTTTACTCATTTTGTAATCTCCGTGATGGCATAATAAACAAAGAACGTTGAACCAATACCACTAATAACTAGAAGTATTCCAAGGAACCCAAAGCAATCCAGTTTAAATGGGGCGTACTTCTTCTTCCTCTTGGGCACCAATCAATTCCTCTAACTCAACAAGGCTGCGAAGTTCAACGCCTTGAGACTTCATAAATTCTGAAGCCCCTTCCTGACGATCAACTATAGTTACAACCCTATTCACATTATACTGCAAATTCCTTAAAACATCAACCGCTTTCATGGCAGATTCACCTGTTGTGGTTACATCTTCCAGTACAGTTATGGAAGTTCCCAGTGGTGGCAAAGGGCCTTCTACCTGAGATTGAGTACCATGACCTTTAGGTTCCTTACGAATTATTAAACCTGCACCTTTCCCAACTAAAGTAACTCCTGATACCAAAGGATCAGCACCAAGAGTAAGACCTGCAACGCAGGGAGTATCAATTTGTTCTAGCATCAGTTCAGATACTAATTGCAAACCTTTACCTGTAAGGATAACTGGTTTACAGTTGACATAATGATCACTCTCTTTACCAGAAGAAAGTTTAATCTTACCATAACGGTAAGCATACTTCTTTAATATTCTAATCAGTTCTTGTTTCATGTTCCTCCAAATTTGAGATTAGATCACTAACACGAATCAACATATCAAGATCCATAATCTTATCTGCAATGTGTTTTGCAATATAAGGTTCTTCAGTTCTTGCTGCAAATGCCAATGCATTGCGAAGATCTTCAATAGCATCTCTTACACTATCTTCTACTTGTCTTGATACTTTCATTTAAATTCACACTCCACCATAATTTCAGTTAAACATGCAAGTAAGTTTATTTCTTGATCCGCAACGAAGGCGATCTGATACTGATACTTAGCAATAATGAGAACAGCAGCAGCAATAGAAGGCCCTTCAAGGGATACAAAAAGAGCATCGTAAATACGACGCAAAAGTACAGCAGGATCATTGTCCAGATTATTGACACACCATTTACGTACTTCTGGAAACTTCTTCTCTTTGAGGTTTTTAACGAGATCATTTACATTAACGTCCGAAAAACTAGCGAGTATAGATGAATCAATCTTACCACCAACTGAATGTCTCTGACATTCATTTAAGACTCTTCTCCAGTCAGGGAAGTGCTTATTGATAAGTTCGGCAATGACTTTCTTATCAGTTTCAATCCGTTCTCTGTCCAAGATGGATATAAGTCTGTTGAAGAATTGTCCTGCGATTGCTGGTTTGTCTTTCCTTGAGATTCCGAACTCGATGACTGAACATCTCGAATGGAGGGGTTCAATGATTCTGTTCTTGAAATTACATGTGAAGATAAACCTACAATTCTTGTAGAAGGATTCGATATTGGCTCTGAGGAGGAGTTGAACATCGTGAGTAGTGTTGTCAGCTTCGTCTATTATAATAACCTTATGTTTCTTATCAGAATCCATAAGAGATACAGTCGAAGCAAAGTTCTTCGCCTGATTTCGCACAGTATCTAGGAACCTTCCCTCATCGGATCCATTGATAACATAATAATCAACACCAAGTTCTTCACACAATGCTTTCGCAACTGTGGTCTTACCTATTCCTGGCGGGCCTGACAATAATAAATTCGGGATCTCTCCTTTCTTGAGAAACTCTGCAAAAGTTTTCTTAGTAGCATCTGGGAGTATACATTCATCTATCGTCTTGGGTCTATATTTTTCAACCCAGATAAATTCATCCCGCATTTGGCCGTTCCCTCAGTGTCATAAATGGTTTAATCAATTCCAACAAATCTTCAACAGTACGTTTTGATTCCATTTGTGCAACAGCATCCTCCCAATCAGCATAGGTACTTTCTGGATTAATGTTTGCAAATAAGTTAATCTGTGCGATTTGTTTAAGAGTTACCTCGTCCATTTTATTAACAGTATATTCAGTATACTGTCTGATGAAATCATCTCTAGTTAACTTTTCCATTAGTTAAATCTCCTTTCGTATGCAATAACAGCGCATCCAACTACTAAACCTATAAGAAGTAGATCCAGCATTGGGGTTGATGAATGACTCATTAGTCCTCCCAAGTAACGTCTGGTTCAAGTGCTATGTAGTATGTAAGATCATACTCTGATGACTTAAATTCTGATAACAACTTCTTAGATATCTTAACCTCATATGTGCCAGGCACAATCTTAATATTTTCTACCTTAAAATGCAATCCAAAGGTCTTAGTAGTTTCACCAACAACAATAGAGAAATCATTAGAAGTATCATTCTTACGATCAGATACTACCATTTTAATCTCTTTACCATCACCAACTACAGATAGATCAGTAAGATGATAAACTCCTGCAGCCTTAAGAAGTCTGTCAAGTTGGGCACTCTTAAGAGTAAACTCAACATCAACTGAAGGAAGAGTAATATTTTTCTCTGGTGGAGAAACAATTACACTAGGATCTGCAAAGAAGTATTTCGATCTCTGTTTACCTTCCTTTACTGTAACAAAGCTCTCACCAGTAAAGTTAAGTTCTGGTTCATGAAATAATCCAAGAGAGTTTAAGAACTGACTAAGATCATAAACCCCAAACTCCTGCGGAATGTCTTCATCAATATTAGCCTCTGCAAGGATGTTCTTCATAACTGAGATAGTCCTCAGTTGATTCCCTTGCTTGAATAAAATAGACTGATTGATCGAAGCAAAGTTCTTAAGAAGATTAATAGTTCTATCAGATAATTTCATTGGGGTTTTAGTTTTCATCATGTAAACCAGCAAAGTGGTATAAGAGTGTACAATAATGGATTGCTTTCAAAATGTCAACTTTTGATTTTCCATCTTTTTTGCCGAACCTCGAAAGGTATTTGATGGCATTGGATCGGCAAAATGCTTCAGCATCTCCAATACCCTGTATGAGATCTAATGTTTGGATTCCATCACTACTAGTATAGTGGGAACCATAGGTAGTTGCAATATAATTCTTGGCCTCATCCAACATAACATCTTCTTTATATTTGTAGAAGACTCTAGCAAAATCACCATCTGGTCTTTCATTCCGTACACCAGTATTGGAATCCTTTTGTGGAACCAATTCCCTTGTCATAGGGTCTTGTCCATGTGTTCTCCTATAGACAGTCTTTCCACCATCAGGAGATTCATAGATCCACTTACGATGATCTTCCTCTATACCAGGCATCATTGCATCCTGATACTTCTTGTCATTTTCCAATTGTTCCATTGTGTAATCATTACCAAAAACTTCTGGTGTAGTGGGGATGTGATGTGCAATTTGATCATCATTATCCGATAAAGGATCATCAGGAAAAGGAGCAGGTTCATCATTAGGTGGCCATGCAGTGCCAGGAGTCCATTCATATCCACCATGAGCCTTTACCCAATCTTCACCCTCTTTAGCAGTACTGAAACTTAAAGCATCTTCTCCTCCAGTTATTTCTAAAGGAACTGTTTCTGCAGCACCAACAAAGTTCTCATTGTCAAAAGTAATAGTATCATCTGCAGCAGGAGCAGCAATTGGATTACCTACTACACTGTGTCCATCTTCTTCCCAAAAATCCTGATCTGTTCTTACTCCCACATTGTCTTGCGTCATAATCGGATAGTCCTCATCAAGTGTTCCATTCAATATTGAACCTAATAGTCCCCAAGCATTAACCATAACAGAATAAAAAATCGTTTACTAATGATTCTGCTTTCTCTTTACCAAACTTACCAGAAAGATATCCTCCTACTGGATCAAGTTTAGTCATGTACTTATCGAAGTCATGATACACAGTTGTATCTTCTCCATTGGGCATACTACATTGTACCATAGTTTGATAGGCAGTCAAGTACTTCTCAAACATTGGTAAATGATTATCAACCTCATCAGCAGTACAGTATGCAATGTATATGTTCTCAGAGAAGTGATTGCCAGGTTCAAAGAATCTATAATCCCCCTTACCTTTTGGTAAACCCTCAACACCAAATAGAAGATTCTCTGTAGGATGTTGGAAATCAAATACTATGATCACCTTTTTCTCAAAGAACCCCATTAGATCCATACCAAAACAAGGAAGATTACTTCCAGTCTTAGGATAGATTATATTATTATAGATATTGGATTTGTCACTCCAGATATCCACAGCACGAGACTTAATGAACCATTCATTCTTAAAGATCTCTGCCTTCAAATGAGTTCCTTTAGCCTCCCAATCTGCCCATGTTGAGTCATGGGCTAGATCAGGAAAGGTCTCAAACAGAAGGGACTTGTAGTTCTTCCATAGATTCTCCATTTTCTCCTCCGAAGTTTACATCAGCATCTACCTTGTCATACAAATCAAGAAAGGCCTGTTTGGTTTCATCATCAAAACGATTCACACAAACTTGAATTGCTTTCTCTTTATTCTTCCAGATAGCATATGCCTTTACGATATGGACAAGACGGCGTGTACTAATAACTTCTTCTACACCACCATCATAGAATGTCTTTCTTATTATATCACCCCAGTCAACT